TACCAATCACACCTTTTAACAAAATAAAAAAGAACACTAAATTATTAGTGTTCTTTGTGGGAGTAATGAATAAAAAACAATCATTAGAAGGTTTCCAGAGTTGCACTGGATAATACTCATACCTTCATATTGCACCCAAATCAATGGGCGCATTAAAATGGAATATAAAATCTTAAAAAGTTTAAAATTAAAGATATAGTTTAAATATAATGTAAAACAATAAGTAATTAATAATACTAATTGATATATAGATTTTTTAACACACAATATATATGAATATTTTGATTTTATCACGGTTTACTCCGGAGGTTTTAAAGTGGTCCTCTCACTCCTACTACTATGTTTTAATATATATATTAGTCGCCTCATGGACTCGAACCATGAATATACTTCAATCATGTATAGTCGACAATTTAACACTCAATCCATATATAAACCTATAGCAACATATTGAGGGAAGAGTACCTCTACTCTTATCCCTCGAACAGAAACTTAATTTGAGTGGAATTAAGTTCTCATTTCTCCAGCATAGCGTGGTATGCTCTAAAAAAAATTACAAATTTAGGATACGTTAGCATTTCTGCTATTCTTATACTATTATAGTACCATGACTTTCCATACTTTTAGTCCAGAATTTGTCCGTATTTTGTCCTAAAAGTGTCCCTCTAATCAAGTCTATATCTTAATTTGCTAGCTTTGTATATATTTCATCTATAAGCACTCTTGGATACATACTATTTAATGCACTTATTACTGTATCTCTTCTTAATTGGTAATATGTACTTTTACTTATATGCATTTTTTCTAATATTTCTCTTCTGCTTACTCTAACTCTTCTACTACAATATAATATTTCAAACAACTCCTTTTGTTGTAATGTAAAATTCTTAATTGCGATATCTATTCTGTTTTTTTCTATCTCTAATTCTTTTTTTCTGTATTGTAAATAATTAATTCTTTCTTCTTTTCTTATTACTTCCTGTTCTACTGTATTTGAAATATTATATGTTTTGCCTGTTTTCTCTGAGTCATAATTTATTCCACTACATCCTACATAATCATTATTTACTTTTGCTATTTCTAAGTCTATTATCTCTATGTCATCTTTTATTTTATTATAGGAAAATAACTTGCCTTCAACTCTTTTGTATAGCTTGTCAAATTCCTCTTTCTTCATACTCCCTCAACTCCTTATAAAATCAAACTTTTATTTAATAGTCTTGCTTAACCAATATTTCTTTATTTTAACTTTTAAATTATGTCTTTTTTCAAAAATATAATATGGTTCATACTTAAGCTGACATGTTATTATTTCATGTCTTATATTAGTTCTTTTATCTGTAAAGAAAGTTGTTCGTTTATGCTCCCATATCAATTTCATTTAATCGCCTCCCAATAAAACTAAAATTTTATTTATAATATCCTTCCTGTATTCTTTTCAATGTTCTTTGAAGTTTATATTCTAGTTGTTCTCTTGCTAATTCCGCTGATTCTTCTCCCGCTAAATATAATATTTGTTCAATTAGTATAGCTACATCAACTATTTCTGATATTGTAGCAGTAGATATATTTCTACCTACTGCTATATCTTTAGATAATTCTCTTGATAATTCTCCCAGTTCTTCAATTAACTTAAGTTGTTGCGATGGATTCTTAAAATTATCTGCTATTTCTTTTATAGCTCCATTAATTTCTTCTATATTCATCTATTCATCCTTTCCTAGTAACTTTTTCACATATTGTATTTCACAACTTTCTTCATCTTCAAAATCTAATTCACAATTCATACAACCTGCTCCATCTAGGTCGTAAGACTCATTGCAGAATACTTTAAATCTCTTGTTTATCATGTTGACTAGTTCTCTTTCTTTACAAGTTTTTCTTTTGGCTCTCATTATTCTACCTCCTCAAATTTCATAGTTATAAATTCTGAATAAGGTAATTTTTCTAAAGTGTCACAAAATACGTGCCATTCATCTAACTTATGGTGTCTTCTTTGTCTGTACATAGCCCCTAAAGTCTCATAGTTAAGGTGTACTGTTCTTTTTTGATTGTAGCTGTTAGGTAATAATTGCAATATATTGTACCATATTTGTTTTTTAATTACTTCATTATCACAATTAAACCACATATCTCTCAATTCATTCAGTGTATCAACTATCGGTCTTGCTACCTCTTCATATATATTTACTTTGTCAGCATATTTATATTTGTCGTTAACTATTCCACTAATACATGTATGTGATACACCATATTTTCTGCCTAATTCTCTCATACTTATATTGCTTTCATTATATTCTTTTTTTATTTGTTGTCTTTGCTCGTCTGTAAATTTGCCTTTATATGTTTTAACTTTAGTAGGTTGTAAATTATTTTCATATGAGTGTTGTATATTTTCTTGTTGGGTTACCCACTCTAAATTATCAACAGCATTATTCATTTTATTTCCATCTTTATGGTTCACAAAAGATTTATTATCTTTGTTTTCAATAAAATTTTCAGCTACTAATTTATGTATTGGTATTTGTTTCCCTTTTATAGTTGCAAATCTATAGCTATCTTTATGAGTACTACCGCCTAATATTCTTCCTTGTGGGTTTTTTACTCTGCCTTGATTGCTAATTTTATATCCGTATTGTATACCTTTCCATTCCTCATTTAGTTCATCTACTGGTGGTATAAATTGTTTAACTTCGTTTTTATATCCTATTAAACGGTCAAAGCTAAAATCTGACATTTCAAAAGGTTTTGCTAACATCTTATGCATTTTTGATGTAGAGTTAGCTGTAGTTGCTATTTTGTATGTGTCATATTCACTAAACCAATACATTGGCGCTGTTATATCCATTGTTACTGTCACCATTCTATTCCACTTTCTATGCTCTGGACCAGCTAATGTTAAATTTTTAAGCATCTTATAATCATTTGGTCCTATTACATATCCTTCTTTTCCATCTTGAGTAAAATCTGATTGCCAACTATCCATTCTATCCCAACTATTCATAGGATTTCTTGCTCCTCTTATTGCTGCCTCAAATCCATATACTTCTATGTTTTCAACTTTTAACATATTATTCATCCTCCCCTGTTCCTAATATATCTATGCCTGTTAACTGTCTACAGTAATTTCTTAACTTGTCCAATTGTCCAGTGACTCTACTGTGTTTAGTTTTTAACTGGCTCAATTCCTTTTCCAACATTGCATTTTCATTTATAAGTAATCTATTTTGTTTTTCTAAATAAGTATTTGCTAGGCTTAGTTCTCTATTAGCATCTAATAAGTTTTCTATTGAGTCCTCTTTAACTTCTATATCCTCTTTTAACTTACTATTTCTGTTCTTTAAGAAATCAATCATTTTATGTAAATGTTCATTTACACTTTGTTCTTTTTCTAATTCATTTACAAGGTCATTTATATATTTTCTATTTAATAGCATCTAAATTTCCCCCTTATATTTTTCTTATATGGTTTTTCTTTAGTATTGCACATCTCCCATTTGCTCCTACTCCATCACAATTATGTCCCATGATATCTCTATCGAATTCCACTCCTATAAAAGTAGTACCTAACATATCTTTGAATTTTATAATTGTACCTGTGTCCCCAACTTGGATATGTTCATTATATAAAT